CCTGAACTGGTTTGGCCTTGTAGTACCAGTACAAGTTCCTAGCCAGCCACTCATTAGCCGCCCGCTGAGTTCTAAATGTCAAGTTCTTAAAGGCTTCTTGCGGCATCGCACCATGTTCTATCTGAACATAGCGGCCCCGCGAATCCTTGAGAGCCCAGCACTTAATCCTGTCCGGCATCTGACTTACCTATTGCGGTTAGGGCTTGCGATAACTGCCAGCGCATATCCAAAATGATCTGCGTAATTTTTTCGTTATCGCTAAACGCCGGGGTTCTAGTCAGACGCTTTAGTTCCGACAGGTTTAGGTCGAGCTTAATAATTAGTGACGAAATATCTTCCATAAAACCTCCTCAAAAAGGCACGTCATCAATTAGGCCGGTGGAGTCAAAGTTTTCTTTCGTCTCCTCGCGCACCTTATCTCGCGGGGCTCCAGCGAATTCCAGCTCATTTAACCGCGCTCTGAGCGAAGTACCGGTCGTTCCGTCTTTGCGCTTGTATTCCTCCAAGTGGGGCTCAGACAGGGTCACAAAGAGGCTCTGACCCTTGATTAGGTGAGATTGGAGCTTCTCCACGCGGTCACCCCACATGGTCGCAGAGATCCATTGCGTAGGCCGCTTTCCGTCCGCACCCTTTTTCCCATAGTCCATAGCCAGCGATAAATCCATGACGGGTTTTCCATCACCGGTATAACGAATTGCTGGGTCTTTACCGATACGAGCTAATCCAATTAGTAACATTTTTAATCCTTATCGAAATAAACTGCTTTGTTGTTGTAGAAATCAAACAGGGCATCACACTCAGCTAAGAACTGCTCGGCTGCGTCCTCGACCACCTTGATTTCCTCCGGGGTGGGTTTGAACTTCTTGATAAACAAGTCCTTGCCCTCACCCATGCGCGGGTCGTAGGAAACGAACCAGACCGCCTTGCCCGTGACCGCCGCTTGCAAAGTCATCTGAGGTTTGTATTCCGCAGGGACTTCTTGGTTGGCGATATATTTCATATGTGTCTTAGTTTTGGGCGCTTTGACTTCTATCAGCGACCCGTCAGACACAAAACCGTCTGGCGAACAACCCAAAAAGGGTATGCGCGGATGGTCTATGAACCGAGTGTCCGTAACTATTAGGCCGGTCACACTTTCAAACCTTTCCTTTGCCGCAGCCTCTTGCACAACCCCCCACTCCATGTCCGAAGTTGTGTATTTGTCCGCAAAGGTATTGGTGATCCTTTCCGCAACAACCTCATAGCGCAAGTTCTCGCGCTCCGTGGACTCTTTGCCAGACTTTAGAAAGTTCATAGCCGCCGCCATACGCGAGGCCGTGAGCTTGCCCAGCCGGTCGTTCCACCAGTTGCCATCTAGTTGGAATGGGTTCGCTTCACGCATTTTTAGCCCCCTTTAGTTCTTGACCCTTGTGCGCGGCCTCAGTCCTGACCAGCTCACGTTCCTCTGGGCTCAGAGCTTTCCAAAAGACTGAGAGGATCTCAGGGCTCGATGCCTCATTGATCAGCTTGACCAGTTCCTCTTTAGTCTTGGTCGCACGTTTCTTAGGCGTAGCTTGCTGGTGGATTGCGTTTTGAACCTCATTCGCAGAACCGAACTCCATGCCACCCCAGCCCGCAGCCGCCAAGCACCGACCAATTGCGCTGGTCTCTGCGTTTTCTAAAGCGGATGTTGAGTTGATTTGGCTAGAGGCCCTGAACTCCTCTGCGTGACCCGTAGCGATACACTTGCCTAGGTCTGTGTAGATCCGAGCTTGCATGATCACCACGGTATCGTCTGCCTTGATTATTTCGGTAGACAGTTCCCAATCCGGGTGAGCCTCGCGGAACTTCTGAACCCGCAACGCTACGGTCTGGTATTCCTTGCCTTTGATATTAACTATGCCTGTGTTCAAGTTATTCTCCTTAGATAAACATTGCCATTATTGCTACTAGCGCAAGTAGAGCGCCACCTATTAAATCACCAAACTCTTCTTTAGTCATTTGGTTCCCGCCTTGATCAAAATATATTCTGCGTAACGGGTCTTGTCTTTCTGAATCATTATGGTGTTGATCAACCACCCCTCGTTACGCAAGTTAAAAATAATGTCGGCTAGGCGTGTAGCGCGGTACAACATAATCGCCTCCCAGCTAGTAATTTTCTTTTTGGTAACTAAGTGGTGCGCTACTTTGTCAATCTTAGTGCTTGGTGCTTTGCTCATCGTACTTTCTCCTTGTTTTATCAAACTCAGTTGCCAGCTCGATTAAGCGGGCTCTAGACTTCTCAAACGACTCCGGGTCACGCATAAAACTTAAATCACGAACTGCTTGGGCTACACCGAGACACTTATAAGCAATCAGGTCTAGGTGCTGAATAGTGATTTGTTCTTCTTGCTCTTGCTGCTCAAGTTCTTGCTGGTGGTGTTCTGCGTCAGTCATTTTGTTGCCTCACAGTCTTGGTGGTCGGTGATAAAACGCTCAAGGCAGTCATGGTCAGACGTAAAGATGCGACCCTTGCAATGAACGCATTGGTGGTAGTGGCCTTGAGGGGTTGTTACTCTGAGGACGTGGTCAACTGGATCGTCTCTGTATATTGACCAAGCGGGTGATGTTGTCATTTATTCTCTCCGATAGTGGGGGCCGAAGCCCCCGTTAATTTATTTGCCAGCCCACTTCTTGATGAAACGCTTGAGCTTATTGTAATCAGTTTTCGATACGGATTCGCCGTTGTATTCGCGCTCACCCTCATCAACAAGATCAATCTCATGTTGTGCGCGGAACACTAAGTGATCAATTGTGCCATCAAGGTCATCGTCATTGACTTCAGGCAAATTATCAAACTCAGCTTTTGCTTTGTCGTATAAGGTTGTCATTTATTCTCTCCGGTTGTTTGCGATCAAGTGACCGTATATGAATAGTAAACTGTTTACTGCCCATGTCAACACCTTTTATCAATTATTTTTAATTCCCCTACAACTTGTGGGGTTAATCTATCTTGGACGGTATTGGAAACCGTATACAATTTAGTGGTCGGAAGTGACGCTCCGGTGTTTGGCAGACAAAAATAGTACCCAGAACCCTTTAGTGGGGGCTTGTTGCCATCGTTTGTCTGCCCGATGCTGGCCTGTCAAGCCCAAGTCTCCACTAAAGGGTTTTTCCATTTCCGGCTGCGCGAAACGCCAGCAAAGTAGAAGGCGGGGATGGGATAGAGGCCGTGGAATAAGTAGCCACGGAGCCGGGGTCGACACCCGCTATATCCGTCTAGTAGTGGGCATGGCTACCTAGAGTACCGTTGTTACGGGATACATCTCCATGTAAGTCTGGCAAAAACCTGTTTTTGCTAGTTGGTCGGTCTTTGGTCGATAAGGACTTGCAAACAGTTTCTAAAAGCCCTAGTATTTCAGACATGGATACAGAAAACGTAGGCAATTTAATCGCAAAAGTCCCGCAGGGCTTGAGTCCTGACGAGTTCCTGATGGCTCTATCAAACCTAGTTGAGGCCCAGACCCGCGAGGCTTGCGCCCGTGAGATTGAGGCCGAGGTCGAGGATTACGACCGGGACTACAGGGAAGTTGGTCTTGAACTGGCAGCTCAGATAAGGCAAAAAAAATGACCCGTGACGATATAGAACACCTAGCCCTGTCGGTTGGGATGATCCGCACTCAGGGAGACCTGATTAAACCGCTTTGGACGGCCTCAGATGCCCAGATAGCCAAGATGCTAGAGGTTGTCATCGGGGACGTTAAGCAGAGCGCCTCCGAGATCATGGTCAAGGCCATCAAGAAGGCCGTTCAGTACGAGCGAGCCGAGTGCGCCAAGCTCGCCAGCTACGTCAGCAAAGAGGCCGCAAAGTCTATTCGGGAGCGTGAAGATGACTGACTTTGAGACCTTTTGGAAGGCATACCCCAAGAAGGTAGCCAAGGGGGACGCTAGGAAGGCATGGAAGCAGACCGACCAGATCCGTCCACCCCTTGCGGAGCTACTAGAGGCGATACAGGCTCAATGCCGGTCAGACCAATGGCGCAAGAATGACGGTCAGTTCATACCCTACCCAGCCACGTTTTTACGCCAAGAGAGGTGGTCTGACGAGCTAAAGGTCACCCTGCCGGGAGTGGTTCAGGGCAAGGAGTGGCACGAGACGTGGCCCGGAATACAGGCGAAGGCCCGAGAGCTGGGCATTGATGAGAGCCAGTTTACTCACCCTCAAGACTTTAAAAGCGCGGTCATGCGCGGATCGGTCAAGGTTGCATGACCTGTGAGAAGTGCGAAAAGGACTCCCGGATCTTTGATCTGCAATGCCACGGTTGCCGAGATAGGTTGGTCATGGGCATAGACTGCAAGGTTTTAAGAGAGATAGAGGCCAAGTATTTAGACATGAAGTTTGGGTTCCTACCGGACTACAAGAAGGAACCCCATTGCGGTTGCACCAAGGTCTGCCTCAGAAAGTCTAGGTTGCGTGAACAATAAGCTCACCGCCCCCCAGAGACGGCACTTGGCGGCTGTTAAATCCTTGCCCTGCGGGGTCTGCGGAGCCTCAGAACCCTCTGATGCCCATCACATAGAGCAGGGGCTCCAGTACACCTGTATACCGCTTTGTAAGGACTGCCACCAAGGTTCCCACAACGGGATTCACGGTCGTAAGGCTATCTGGAACGTACTCAAAAAGACTGAAATGACGGTTCTCAATGACACCATAGAAAGGTTATTACGGTGAGCCGAGTAGTCAGTTGGTTTTCTTGTGGTGCGGCTTCAGCGGTGGCTACAAAATTGGCTCTGATGGAAGGGCCAGCCGAAATTGTTTACTGTTATGTCAAGGAAGAACACCCCGACAACATAAGGTTTAAAAAAGACTGTGAAAAATGGTTTGGTCAAGAAATTAAGGTGATCAGCAACGAAAAATATAATGGCAGTATTTATGAGGTATTTGAAAAAAGAAACTATTTGGTTGGGGTGGCTGGCGCGCCATGTACTAGATTGCTCAAAAAAGAGATACGAAAAAACTATGAATTGCCAAGTGACCGTCAGGTTTTTGGCTACACCATAGAGGAACAAGACCGCGTAGACCGGTTTATTGATGCAAATAACAACGTCAATTTATGGTCAATTTTGATAGAAAAAAACCTGACCAAAGAGGATTGCCTTGCAATTTTGCAACGGGCAAATATCGAACTGCCAGCCATGTATAAATTAGGTTATAAAAATAATAATTGCATAGGTTGCGTTAAAGGTGGTTTGGGGTATTGGAACAAGATCAAGGTAGATTTTCCAGAACAATTTAAACGCATGGCTGAAATGGAACGCAAAATAAACGCAAAAATACTAAAACATAAGGGAAATAGGATTTGGCTTACGGAACTACCAAAAGACGCAGGGGACTACCCAGCGGAACAGGCGGTTGAATGTGGCATTTTTTGCCATATGGCTGAAAGTGCGTTAAATGACTGACAAAAAAGAACGGCTTACCCTGCCGTGGCCCCCTAAGGAGCTGAGTCCAAACTACTCAGGCCATTGGGCTCCACAGGCATCAGCCAAAAAGAAGTACCGGTTTGCGGTCAGGATGCTGGCTACCCAAGCCAAGTGGGAGATCCCAGAGGAAGGCCCGATATATCTGGAGGTGGAGTTCTACCCCCCGGACAAAAGGCCACGGGACAAGGACAACATGGTTGGTGCTTTCAAGGCGGGGCAAGACGGGCTTGCGGACGCATGGAAAATCAACGATAAAAGAATTGATTGCACATACAAAGTGAGCGATCAAGTCAGCGGTATGGTGAAAGTTAAACTTTTAGGAGAAAAACCATGAAAAAGCTAGTCGCAGTAGTTCTCTTGTCTGTTACCGGTGTAGCGTTTGCAGCTTGCCCACCCTATGCACCCTACGGCTGTCAGCA